AGTGAAAGTATTCCTATTAAATATTTAGATCGAGCAAAATATTTGATCGATAAAGGTTATGTCGTGAAACAAAATGCTGAGAAATTAGCATATAAAATATGGAAAAAGAATAAAGATAATGAGTGAGTTTACACATGCAAGTATAGTACCTTTAATTGGTGGTGAAACAATAGGATCTGCAAATGCTTTTGGATCTCCTCCATTACATTTTATGTCATATGAAGCGTTTGCTAATAACGATCAGCATATTAGAAATTATTATAAAGATACGCCATATTACGTTTTAGATAAAGGTGATAAAATACCAGAGCAAAGAGCTGATGTAGTTTCATCGGTATGTCCTTGTGCTGGTTTATCAATGATGTCTCACGGTTATGGCGATGATAATCAAAATAATAAATGGATGGTAGAAACAGCAACTACTATTCTTGGTGATTATAGACCAAAAGTATTCTGGGGAGAAAATGCTCCAGGATTTGCTGGTAAGATTGGAAAAAATATTCGTGAACAATTAAGAGGTATTGGTAAAGAGAATGGATACACAATGAGTGTATATCGTACTCGTTCTTTATTGCATGGTGTACCTCAGGTAAGAGAACGTTCTTTTTATTTCTTTTGGCAAGGTAATCAAGTTCCTATTTTTGATTATTATAAAAGAGATTATACACCAATTGAAACGCTTATTCGTAATGCAAAAGGTACTCAAAATAATCCTATTAATAAAAACACACCATCTGAAAATCCATATTACAAATATATTCTTGAAGAGATTGAAGGTGGTAAAACACATGCTCAACATTCCAATTCAGTTCCTCCAACATCAGCAAGAGGTGTAGATGCTTTTTCTTATATTGAAAGAGCAGGTAAAGATTATAGCCAAGTTGGTAAATGGATGGGTGAAAATGGATTTGAAAAAGAAGTAGAAAAATGTGAATACAAATATGATAAACTAAAAGCCGGTAAAAGTATTATGAGACGTGGAGTAATTATTCCTAAAGATCGTATTGGTGCTTTTGTTGGTCATTATCCTACAATGCTTACACATCCAGATGAGGATAGATTTATTACATATCGAGAAGCTATGTCTATTATGGGATTGCCAGAAGATTTTGAATTAGTAGATGCTAGTAAAAAGAATGCTAATCATATTTGTCAAAACGTTCCTGTAAAAACTGCTCAAGATATGGCGCATGAAGTATTACAAACTTTAAAAGGTAAAAGAAAAATGGTTGACACGGAGTACGTTTTGCAGTATAATACTACTAATAAGCTTGAATTTGATGAGAGCTTAAGTACCCTAGAGGATTTTTTAGTATGAGAACAGACTTTATTTTAGACTTTGAAACTATTGGACAAGTTGCATCGGAGGTTCCAGCAATTGAATGTTCATATACAACATTTGTATGGGATCGTTTTTTAGAAGATCCATATACATTTGAAGAGCTTGTTTCAAAAATAAAAAAAGATAAACTTTCTATTTCGGATCAAATGAAAAATTATGATTTTAAATATAAAGAGGATGATCTTAAATGGTGGATGAATCAATCACCTGAAGTAAGAAAGTTGCTTAAACCAAAAGATAGTGATCTTACAGTACCTCAATTTATTGAACGTATGATAGAATATTTGAGAACATCTGATAAGATTGAATATTGGTGGGCTAGAGCAAATGGTTTTGATCCAGTTATATTAGATCATTTGTCTCGTTCTGCTAATAAAGATTTATTACTCAATGAGTATATTCCTTATTGGAGAGTAAGAGACACTCGCACATTTATTGATGCGAAGTTTAATTTTACAACAAGAAACGGTTTTGTACCAATTGCAGATGAAGAGCATTGGAATAAAATTTTTAATGCACATGATAGTACTCATGATGTGGCGGCTGATGTTCTACGATTACAAGCTATTCATAGAGCAGAAAATGATTTAGAACAAGTATAAGGTAGCGTAAATATGGAAATAAAAGTAACAATCGAAGAACTTAGAAAGCATAAAGTATTTGTGGGAACACCAATGTATGGTGCTCAATGCGCTGGTACTTATACTAAATCAAGTACTGACTTAGCAATGATAGCAGCTGCAAATGGTTTAAATTTCAGATTCTATTATCTATTTAATGAGAGTTTAATTCAAAGAGCTCGTAATTATATTGTAGATGAGTTTATGAGATCTGATTGTACTCATTTATTGTTCATTGATTCTGATATTGGTTTTAATGCAAGAGATGTTTTATCTTTATTGGCTGTTCAAACATCAGATCCAGAAAAATATAATATTGTTACTGGACCATATCCAAAGAAAACTATTGCATGGGAAAAGGTATACAAAGCAGCACAAGCAGGTAGAGCAGATGAAAATCCATTTGAATTAGAAAACTACGCTGCTGATTTTGTATTTAATCCAGTAAAGAAAGTTAATCAGTTTAATTTATCTGAACCAATTGAAATTGGTGAAGGTGGTACAGGATTTATGTTAATTCCTCGTGAAACTTTTGAAAAGTTTGGTAAGGCATATCCTGAATTACAATATAAACCAGATCATGTTAGAACACAACAGTTTGATGGTTCTCATGATATTATGGCTTATTTCGATTGTATAATCGATCCAGTGTCTAAGCGCTATTTGTCTGAAGATTATTTCTTCTGTCATAAAGCACGTGAAGCTGGAATGCATGTTTATATGTGTCCTTGGATGCAATTACAACATATAGGATCTTATATTTTCAAAGGAAATATGGCTGCTATTGGAAGTCTTGGTGTTTCTGCAACAGCAGATTCTTCTGGTAGTCGTAAAACTTATGAAAAGAAAAAGAAAAAGAAACGTAAAAAATAGTTGACAACAGTTGACTATTGTGATATAATTATAAAAATAATCGTGAATCATAGGAGCAAACTATATTATGAAATTTTCTGAACAAACTCTTACTATTTTAAAGAGCTTTGCATCGATTAATAAATCGATTCTAATGAAACCTGGTAATACACTTAAAACTGTAACACCGGAAAAAACTTTGATCGCAACTGCAGATATTCCGGATACAATCCCATCTGAAGCTTGCGTATATGATTTATCAAGATTTTTATCAATTCTTGGTCTTTATTCTGACCCAGATGTGGAATTTCATGATAAATACTTTATGATTAAAGATGGTAAGCGTAAAACAAGATATGCTTTCGCTGACATCTCTATGATTCATGCAGCGCCAGAGAAGACAATTCAATTGCCTTCTAATGACGTTGAGGTTGATGTATCATGGGACGACTTACAGTCTGTTATTAAGGCTGCTGGTGTTCTACAATTTTCTGAGATTGCTTTCGTTGGTGAAGCAGGTAAAGTTTACCTAAAAGCCGTTGATAGTACATCTGAAAATTCTGATGATTATGGAATTGAAATTGGTGATACGTCTGATGAATTTAAGATTATTATTAAAAGTGATAATCTTAAGCTTTTACCTCAGGATTACAAAGTTACTCTTTGCGCGAAGGGTATCTCTGAGTTTAAAGGCAAGGGTGCTACATATTTTGTAGCAATTGATACTAAGTCGACTTATAAGGAAGGAAATTAAAATGAGTGAAGAAAACGCACAAGCACAAGAACAACAGCCGGTACAGGTTTCTTTGCAAGACATTGCAACTGTAGTACAGATGATTGATGTAACATCACGTCGTGGTGCATTTGAAGGTAATGAATTGCAAGGTATTGGTATGCTACGTAATAAGCTAGAAGCTTTTTTACGTCAAAACGCTCCTAAAGGTGAAGTACCTGAAGGCGAAATGCCAAACCCAGAAATGCCAGCGGATGTTCCAGCAGACGCTCCATTAGCTGATAAAGTTAGCTAATAAAACTTGAGGGAGGCAACTCCCTCTTTTTTTCTTTTATATTATGATAAGGTGAATGAATGGCTATTGACGCTAAAGAAAACGAAATTCTATTTGTAGAAAAATATCGTCCACAAAAGATTGACGATACAATTCTTCCAGAAAAAACAAAGAAAGCTTTTAAAAAATTTGTACAAGATGGAAGTATTCCAAACCTATTACTAACTGGTGGACCAGGTGTAGGTAAAACAACAATCGCTAAAGCAATGCTTGAAGAATTAGGTTGTGATTATATTGTAAAAAATGGTTCACTAAATGTAAATATTGATACACTGAGATATGATATATCAACATATGCATCAGCAGTTTCTTTAACTGGTGGTCGTAAATATGTAATTTTTGATGAAGCAGATTATCTAAATGCTGCATCAGTTCAACCTGCCCTTCGTAATTTTATTGAAGAGTATTCATCTAATTGCGGTTTTATTTTTACTTGTAACTTTAAAAATCGTATTATTCAACCATTAAGATCTCGTTTATCTGAAATTGATTTCTCGATCGAAACAAAAGATCGTCCTAAATTGGCAATGGACTTCTTTAAACGTGTTAATAATATTCTCGATAATGAAAATATTGAATACGATCAAAAAGTAGTTGCAAAAGTAATTGAAAAGCATTTCCCAGATTTTCGCCGAGTATTAACTGAGCTTCAATCATATGCTGCTTCAGGTAAAATCGATGAAGGCATCTTTGTTAATCTTAAACAAGACTCTATGGATGCATTGTTTAAGTTATTAAAAGAAAAGAATTTTACTGAAATGCGTAAATGGGTTGCAAAAAACTCTGACCAAGATATGAATGAAATGTTTAGACGTATCTATGATATGGCAACAGATAAAGTTGAAATGAGATCTATGCCTGGCTTTGTTGTAACCCTCGCTGATTATATGTACAAATCTAATTTTGTTGCCGATCAAGAAGTAAACATGGTAGCATTTTTAACAGAAGTAATGTTAGAAGCTGAATATAAGTAATGGGATTATTTAGTAAAAACAAAGCAAGTTGTTTTAATTGTGGTTCTAAGTTGAAAAAAAATAAAACATACACAGTTAAAATTAACACCATCGAAGGTTTAATGAATGTTAAAGCTTGTGAAAAATGCGGTTTAGAACTAGATGAAATAGTTAAAGAATTTGAGCAGGTAATGAAATGAGTAAAGATTATAGCCCGTTTGATTTTATGAATGCTGTATCTTTTACTAAAGAAGATCTTATTGGTAATTCTGATTTACCAGAAATGGTAGAAAAACAATATACACCTTATATGGTTAATCGTGGATTTACTAATTTTGAAGATACGATTTTACATGCAAACGAAATGAATATGAGACATTATCTTTTTCATGATGCTCAATTTCAATATTATCGTGCAGCATTACGTAAAAGAAAACGTTTTAGTAAATGGCCAAAAGCAGATAAAAGTATTGATTTAGATGCAATACAAGAAGTCTATCAATGTAATAGAACTGTTGCTAAACTATATTATAAAGCATTATCTGAAAAGGATATGAAATATGTACATGATAAGCTCGTTACTGGCGGCGCATGAGATTATTGTTTTAATAAATAATGTAAACGGTACATTCGAACCGATTGATTTTAACAATAATTATAAGGTGCTAACTTATTATGCAAACGGAAGATATTTTTAAGGGAGTTGGTGTGGAAATTACATTACCTACTCCAGACAGTTTCTTAAAAATTAAAGAAACTTTAACCAGAATTGGTATTTCTTCTCGCAAAGAAAAAACTCTCTATCAAACATGCCACATCCTTCATAAACAAGGAAGATATTCTATTCTACATTTTAAAGAATTATTCATTTTAGATGGCAAGTTAGATACATTTTCAGAAGAAGATAGAGCAAGAAGAAATACAATAGTGAACTTACTTGAAGAATGGGATTTACTTAAAGTTGTTGATAAAGAAGAAGCAGAAGCAGTTGTTACTCCATTAAATCAAATTAAAATACTATCCCATAAAGAGAAAGGTGATTGGAATTTAGAAGCCAAATATAATATAGGAAAAAAATAGATCATGAAAATTTATAAAGTGAATAAGGAAGCAACTCTTCCTGAATACGCAACCGACGGTTCTGCGTGTTTCGATGTTAAAGCATGTGTCAAAAAAGGTCAAAGACTTAAATCATATAATAACTGGAATAAAGAGATGGCGATTGTTGTCAAAGGTGTTGGCAATTCTCAAGATGCATTTCAACTTCCACCAGATTGTAGATGTTTAATCCCAACAGGTTTAATTTTTGATATTCCAAAAGGCCACGTAATGAAAATGTATATTCGTTCTGGTACTGCTCTAAAGAAAGGATTACAACTATCAAATGGTACTGGTATTATTGATTCTGATTATGTAGAAGAAACATATATTATGGTTACTAATGTAACTGATTCTTTAGTTACTATTGAAAATGGTGAAAGACTTGCACAATGTTTAATAGAAAAAACGTTACAAGAAGAAATTAAAGAAACTAAAACAGCTCCAAAACAAAAGACTAATAGAGATGGTGGTTTTGGAAGTACTGGAAAAAAATAGTTGACAAAAGTTTAATACTGTGTTATAATAGTATTATAAATAGGATTATAGGAATGCCAATTGGGTTCCTGTATTAGACGCCGAGCCTTAGGCTGGCAATTTTAAACTCGCTTAATATAAGGAGAAAAATATGACACGTTCAATTACGCAAACGATGCTTAACGACCCATTCTTTATCGGCTTCGACCGAGTTGTAGATAGAATGCTTTCGGCCACACCTGGCCAATCAAACTACCCTCCATATAACATTGTCAAACTCAATGACGAAGAATATCAGATTCAAGTTGCTGTTGCAGGCTTTAATCGCGATGAAATCGATATTGAAGTTAAAGATGGTGTTCTTACAATTACTGGAGAAAAAGAAAGCGAAGATGAGACTAATTTCCTATATAAAGGAATTTCTGCACGTCAGTTCCGTCGTCGTTTTACTCTAAATGATACAGTTGAAGTTCAAACAGCTGATCTTAGTGATGGTATTCTAACAATTGATTTAGTTAATATCATTCCAGATGCGAGAAAACCTCGTAAAATTGCGATTGGTTTAAACTCAAATGTATTAGAAGGAGAGAAAGCAGAAGCCGAACTTCTTACTGAGGAGAAATAAAACACCACGTGTTTTGAAGGAGCCTTCGGGCTCCTTTTTTATGATACGAAGCCAAATCCAGTACCAAATCCACCACCATTACCGCCATTACCGCCATTATTAACATTTGCAAAAGTACTAGTTCTGTTTCCTTCATTAACAGTTACAGGTGCTCCACTTACATTATTAATAATTGGCATGTTTATAGCAGTATTATTACCACCAGCACTTGATAGCATTTTTATTGCTTCATTGAAGCTACTGTTATTATTACTTTGTAAATCTAATATTTGATTATCATAATCAAATTTATTCATTCCTGGCTGTGTTTTATTACCTGGAATAATTTTTTGTATCGATCCATCAGAATTGAATTTTTGTTCTAGAAGTTCTGTATAAACTCTTCTTAAAAAGTCTTTTTGGCGCTTAGGTAATATAGCAAAGTCTTCATCATTAATTTTAATATCTTGAAATTCTTTTAAGAGCTGATTTGTTAATTGTACTGCTTGTGCTTGTACCATAGGATCTGCATTTGCTTTTAACTCTTTTAATTTATTAATAAGTGCATCTGCTTTCTCTTGATCTAAACCACCTTCTACACCAAGTTTATCTCTAATTAAAGTATTAATTTCATTTCGTAAACTTGCCATTACTGGAGCATAATCTTGATCAGCAATGATTTTATCTTTTGCTGTTTGTATAGCAGCTTCTACTTTTAATTGTGATTTCTCATCACCGTCAATTGCTTTATTAATATCATCTTGATTAATTAAATCTAGATTCATAGCTTGTTTTGTAGCATACTGAGTATTGATAGTTTTAGATACATCAGATTCCGACTTTTCTGGATCTAAACCCATAGCTTTTAAATCCGCAGTCATTTTTTCTCTTGCAGCTTTCATTGCTGCTCTTCTATCTTCCAAATATTTGTATAAAGAATAACCAATACCTACAGCAAAACCTGCTATCGCTCCAACTAACATACCTCCGGGCCCAAACATTGCGCCTAA